TCGTCACTGTCACTGTCACTGTCACTGTCACTGTCACTGTCACTGTCACTTTCATCCCCCTTTTTTAGAAAATCTGGTAATGGCGCCTGTTCGTGATTTTCGTAATCAGCTTCAAATTTTTCGTCACTACAGAATGATTCAACTTTATAAGAAAACTGTTCATTAGATGTATTGTCCGTTTTTTCTTTCTTGGGTTTTTTATGTTTTGAAGATTTTATTTCAGAAAGACCAGCATTTTTAAATCCACTGTAAACAATTTTGCACCCTTCAAGTCTCAAAATTTCATCTTTAGTGAATCTAATCTTTTCCTGCATTGTTTTCAGTTCCGACTTCATTTTGGTAATAATTTTGTCAATTTTTTCAATATTATCATCAATGTTGATAGTCATTGTTTTTCTAGCTATATAAAGTTACAAATCTTTAATATATTAAATGCTGACCCGCACGGGATATCTCATTACCGAGGGACCAGTTACCGAAATTAAAAAGGAGCTTACGGTAAGACCACAAGTCAATAGCGACTATGGATTTCCTCCACCACCTTTCAAAGTTTTTAGAACAGCTAAGAATGGAGTCTGCGTTCCAAGATTCTACGGAATTGCTAAGGTGGGGCAACCAAAGGAAGACAGGCGTCCTCAACCAGCCAGGTCCAATGCAAAGTTCGTCGGAACCCTGCGAGACGCAACCCATCAGAACGAGGCTCTTGCTGCGGCTATTAAGGCAGGTCATGGAGTTCTCTCGCTCCCATGCGGGTATGGAAAGACCACCGTATCCTTGGCGATAGCTTGTAAATTGGGCTATCGTACAATGATTGTAGTTCATAAACAGTTTCTGGCTGATCAGTGGAAGGAGAGAATCCAACAATTCTGCCCGGGTGCTACAATAGGTATAGTTCAGCAGGACAAAAAGGAGACCGATTGTGACTTTGTCATTGCCATGCTTCAGTCGTTGTCACTCAAAGAGTACTCATTCAGTGACTTTGATTCCATAGGAACTCTCATTGTTGATGAAGCCCATCATATTTGTGCAAAGGTATTCAGTCAGTCTCTTTTCAAAATGTGTCCCAAACATATATTTGGTCTTTCGGCAACCCCGGAAAGAAAAGATGGTCTCACAAAAGTACTTCATTGGTTTATGGGCCCAACATTCTTTGCGGTTGAGAGGAAGAATCAGGAGCAAGTGGAGGTTTTCCCTATAACATATGAATCATTCAATTATAGGAATCCCCCACCGTCCACAAGATTTGGAAAAGTATCAATGCCCAATATGATTACAGAAGTTGTTGAAGACAGAAAGAGGAATCAAATGCTTGTTGAACTTATCAAAAAGGCTTCAGCTGGAACACGACAACTTCTTGTTTTGAGTGATCGTCGTTGGCATTGTGAGATGCTCAACCAATGCTTTCCAAAAAGTTCCGGACTCTACATGGGTGGTATGAAAGAAGCTGATCTTCAGGCTTCATCCAAGAAAAAGATCATCTTCGCAACTTTCAGTCAAGCTCATGAAGGTTTAGACATTCCAACACTGGATACAGTAATTTTGGCGTCACCGAAGTCAGACATAACTCAGAGTATTGGTCGTATCATGCGAGAGACGAAAGGTAAAAAGAACAATCCACACATCTATGACATTCATGACCCATGGTCACTCTTTACAGCTATGTTCTACAAGAGAATGAAAGTGTATCGTCAAGGTGGTTTCAAAATACATGGTAAGGTTGCGGAAGAGGAGAAGAAGTCTGAGTTCCCTCAGGGAAAGTGTCTGTTTTTATAATCTGAACATTAAATAAATGTCAGGTGCATTAATTCAACTTGTCTCCAAAGGTGCACAAGATATTTATATTAATAGTGAAGAAGGACATTCATTTTTTCGTATGAAATTCCAACGACATACAAATTTTTCACAAGCACCAAAATTTATAAAAACTATCACAGACAAAGATCCAATTTTTACTGTACCAGTTCTCGGTGATATTATAAATTGTGTTTGGTTTGAAGGTGAAAGTAAATATTCAAACGTTTCATCAAACCTTCTTTTTGACTCAACAATAGATCTTTATATTGGTGGTCAGAAAGTAGATTCTCAACACTATGATTATTATGCGGATATATGGCCAAACTATCTTTCGGATTCTTATTCAAAAACATTAGAACTTACAAACAAAACAAATTCTTCACATAGAAATTTTCAACCACTTCACTTCTTTTTCTGTGATCATGGTGCATTTCTACCACTGGTTTCTCTCGCACATCACCAAGTTGAAATTAAAGTAAATTTCAATCACAACAGTTTAGTAGGATATGACGATTCTTTGAAAAGAATTAATGTTTATGGCAATTATATATATTTGGACAAAGAGGAACGAGAATCATTAGTAAACCGACAAATGGATTTTATAATCACGCAGACTCAAAAAATAGAATACCCACTTTCAAATGTATACGACAACTCCGTAGAAACAGGGGGGTATAACGATTTGGACATAGGAACACTTAATCACCCGGTTAAATCCTTATTTTTTGGTTTCAGTGCAAAACATACAACATCTCTTCAAGATCGTTTTACTTTTAAAAATGCAGACATTCATTTAAATGGTACACCACTTTTAGAAAATATGACACCAACATATTTCCACACGGTTCAAAATTATTACAAGTCTAAATATGGTATATCAGATTTTCGTGTAGATACAGATGATTTACTTTATACAAGATATTTTGCATATCACTTTGGGTTAAATGCTTCGGAATACAACCCCACAGGTACATGTAACTTCAGTAGACTAGATAACGCGAAGCTTATAATAAGAGGGGTTGAAAAGGGTATTCTCAGGGAAGAAAACCAAGATCTATCATTGATAGCTCTGAACTATAATGTACTCAGGATCAAGAATGGTTTGGCTGGAATTTTATTCGGCAACTAAAGTATAAATGGGTAGAACAGCACGTTTCGATCAAATTTATGTTGCAAGTTTAGATGCGCAGCCCATTGAAGAGGAAACTCTTACAGGAGTCACAAGTATTTTGACAAAAGAAATTGAAGCCGATGAAATTGTTTCAGATAAATTTGCAGTTTCTAATACCGCACCATCAAAGAGTATTTCTGTGTCAAATAAACTTTTTATAGATAAAGATGATTCTATTGTTTTTGATCTAAAAGAACGTGGACGTGCTTCACGTTTTTTTGTAGATAATCAATTATCAATTGGTACCACTAACCCAACAAAGACTTTTCAAATTAATGATAATAGTGACATTAACAAAGTAAACGTTGATCTATTTGGTAGAGATTTAATGACAGTATATGGTAATCTTGTAAGTACAAATGTTATTGTTTCGGATAAAATAATAACACCCGGTTCTAATATTATTATTGATCAATTTGCTTCAAATGTCGTTAAGGTAATAGGTACAACACATTCCACTAATCTTGTTGCCACTTCAAACCTAAACATAGGTTCAAATATTGAGTTTTTTGACCAAGGAGCTAACGTAGCTTTAATAAATGGTAACGTTTCATTAGTTGACGGCTTTCTTAGAGTCAATGGTAATATTGAAGTTACTGGCAATATTTTTGTATCAGAAACGGCTCGTTACAAAAAAACTGTGAATCTGGTTGTGGAAGATTCTATTATTATGTCGGGCACCGGTAATGATGCGGGTGTGAACGAAACGGGATTTTTAATGACACCCGGGGGAGCGTATTCAAATGTTGCAATGGGTTTTGTTGGTGGTGATAGAGGTAGAGAATTTGCATTTTTTGCTACCGAAGATTTTGCAGAGGTATCAACTTTTACCATTGATCGAGATACATTAGTTAATGTTCATGTATATGGTGACATTTACACAGCAAATAATATTGGTGCTGCAAATACGTATCCCACACATGACCTATGTATCGGATCAAACGTATTCTTCGAAGACGTGGGTTCAAATGTCATGTACGCAAATGGTAATGTATACGCAAAAGGGATTGTTGTTGGTCCTAATGGTTTAAAAGCTGGTAATTTATTGACATTGGATCCAACTTCACAAACACCAGCTACTATAAATTCCAATGTTAAAGTGTTTTCACTTCGAACTACAGGTACATTTCCTTCGGGTATTTCAAATTTAACCCCAACCGATACATTGTCAATTGGTACACACATTTATGCAAATACAAGTGCTTCAAGTGTATTACGGGTTTTGGGTAATACAGAAACAACAAATCTCATTACGGAAGTAGTTTATTCTCATTCAAATATTTTATTTCATGCGGATAGATATGGTGGAGACAGTGTCTCCAATACCCTCGTTATAAAATCTGGTCCATATAACTCCAATACGTCTTCTATTGAAATTGGTGGTGCCAGACAATCAAGTGCAAACCAATTCATAAAAATGAAAACCAGGAATAAAGATAGATTTAATATTACATCAGAAGGTTATGTTGGTATATCCAATACCAGTCCAAATGAAAAACTTACGATCGATGGTGGTATATATGTCAAAGGAAGTAATGTAATTACAGTTGGTAATATTTGGGGATCTGGTGGAAACACATCCATGCGATCTTATTCGTTGGTCAATTCTGGTGAAAACAAAATTGAAAATATTGTCGGATCTGGTAAGGGTCTGAAAGTGTACGCGAGTACTACATCCGCAATGGGAACACCAAAATTGACTATACTGGAAACAAGTAATGTTGGTATAAATGTAGGGAACCCAGTGGGTAGACTCCATACTTCGGGTGGTACAGTATTCCTCAATGATCAACCAACATATAGAAATGGGTACAATCATCTGGACTCTTCACTTGTTGTCACAAATACTGAACCAATTGTGGATACAACCGACCTGGGTACGGTGATGCACTTGGCTCGGGAAGGGAATGAGACACGGGATGGTGTTCGGGCATCTTTCAAGATGGGCAAGCATGATAACACATCTGGAAAGTCCAAAGCAAAGTTGGATATTTATTTGTCAGATGAAACCTATGCAGATGAAGTGGACGTCATGACCCTTCAAAGCGAAGGGCGTGTGGGTATTGGTACTACACAACCCGCAGCACACTTGGAAGTCTATTGTACAGGTACGGGAAATCCAACAACCAATGGTATTCTTGTACACAATCACGAATCCCCATCGGGTGATGCTATTGTCGCTATGCAAACGGATATTAATGAGGGTAATGCCTTTACATCTTATATTCAAACTGATGGTGATGTAGATCCTTCGGGTTGGGCAGTTGGTGTGACTGGTTCTAACGACTTCAGAATTACACAAAACCCTAATAAAGTTTATGATACTGGTTCGGTTGGTCTATTCATTAATGGAACATCTAGGAATGTTGGTATTGGTACAGATTCACCCAGAGAAAAACTCGAAGTTAAAGGTAATGTCGTAGTTGGACAATCAATAATATTTGGTGGTATTACAGGTGATGAATATCCAAACACACAACTTATAGAAAGAAGGTATGGTGATCTCTATTCAAAATCTGAATTGATAATATTCAAAGGTAATGATGCAACGTCAGTTGATCAAGGTCCTGATAGAATTAGACACATTGCGGGTGAACACGTATTTCAAACGTATGAATCATCGGGTGAAAATTTTTATGGACCTAATCAAATTTTAGATGATTTGGGTGATTTGGATATTGATACACCGAATCAAATTCCAATGGTTGTGTGTGATAATGGTATAGTTGTTGTAGGTGGAAATAGATCTGATGCTGACAATAGAGCTACAAACACAAAACTAGTTGTCAATGGTGATATTGAATTTGGTGGTGGTGGTGCATTTAGATTATCGGGTCTTACATTTTCAACCACCGATGCTACAGAAAGTGTACCAAGTTATAACATTATAAAAAATATCATTGAGGGTGATAATCCACGCGATCTCACGTTTGTTACAGAAACCAGTGATAGTATACAAAAGGAATATATGCGTATTGATACAATTGGGAGAGTTGGTATCGGGACAAGTGATATCACTTCAAATATTCATGTATACTCTCCAGCTACAACTGATGTAGATATTTTAAGACTTGAAAGCCCGGGTGATAATAAAGAAACTGGTATACTTATATACACAAATCCAGATGAAGGTGGTTATATAAAAGGTTTTAGTAATACCGAAAATAAAACTACGGGTCTTGTGATGGGTGTATCTAATAATAGTATAGTAACAAACTGTATACATTTACTCCATGATAGTAATGTGGGTATAGGAACGGCTACACCATCTAAAAAATTACACGTTTACGGTGGTGATTTAAGAATTGAAGATCATACATCTAACGCTATAATTGATTTAATAACAACAGGTGGATCTTCTAATATTTATGCGGATACAACCGGTAATATTCACATCAATCCTTCATCTATAAATCCAGTTACTTATATAAATAGTAATATAGAAATCACTGGTGATTTAGTTGTAGGTGGAGCTATTGATTTTGGTGAACAAGTTGCTATTGGTTTGGGTGGCTCGGAAGCAGAAACAT